CCACGGCGTGCGGCGCAGGAGCCCGCTCTGCGGCCGTGCGATCGGCCTCTACACGCCCAGCCTGCCCATGAAGCACGCGAGGAAGATCGGCAGGCCCTGCAGGTCGTGCTGGCCGGGGAGGAGTTGACGCTGTACCTCGCACGGGTATACTTGCGCGAGTGGCTGCTCCTCGTACAACCTTCACCGTGCTCCAGCGCGACTCCATCCTCGCTGCCGCCGAGGAGCCGTGCGATCGTCTGGCTCTTAGGCTGCTCCTGGACTATGGACTTCGTAAGGGAGCCTTGCGAGGGGTTCGTCTCGGACACTTCGACCCCCAGCGGCGCACCCTCTGGTTCGTGAGCAAGAACGGCAAGGAGCAGATCCTGCCTCTTGTGGAGGACGAGCTGTGGGCCGACTTCGCCCAGTGCAAGGGCGACTACCTGCTCTGCCGCCGCCGCCAGGTCTGGCGCGGCTACACGGAAGACGGCGGCTCCCGCTTTGAACACAAGCGCTACTCGGGCTTCCCCATGGGAACCCACGGCCTGCACGACTGGTGGTATGCAAGGCTTCAGGCAGCCGGTCTCGTCCCGCAGGGCACCACGTCCGGCCAGCGGATGCACAAAGCCCGGCATACCGCGGGCCAGCGTGTGCTGGACGCGACCGGCAACCTGAAGGCAGCCCAGAAGCTCTTGGGTCATGCCTCGATCCAGACTACTGCCGATATCTACGTCGACTGGGACCTGGAGCAGCTCGCGGCCACGATGAGGCTCGTCCGTGCCGCCTGAGGGCAACAACACCAGCCCCCACTCCTTCCGGCCCCTGCGGCCTTGGGACCTGCGCCGTAACGGACGCTGTCGTCACTGCCTGCTGCCGATGTTCGCCCATCCGGTTCATTACTGGGCACCTTCGCGGGCGCTGGGCGACCGGCGCAAGGCCGAGCTGACCTGGGAGGCCCTGCATGGCTCGTGAGCGCCACCTGCGGCTCGTGCCGCCGCCGACCGGACTGACCTGGCGCGACCGGGAGTGGTGGGACTGGGGCGGGGTGGTCGGCTTCCTGCTGATCGTCTTCGTTCCCGGCTTCGTCGCCCCTCTGACCTACGGCATCCTGAGCCTGCTGCGATGACCATGGATCCCAATCACGAGCGCCGGGCGCTCGCCTCCCTGCTCGACGTGGTCGAGGAGTTGTGTCACGGCCTCGCCGCGGGCCAGATGCCCGAGCGGGAGTGGGCCGAGGTGGTGCAGGACACCTTCGACAAGCACCGCCGCGAGCTGGCGGGCGACGTGGTGGCCTGGCCGCAGGAGAATGGCCCGGATCACTAGGGCCGGAGAGCCGAGGCAGGGAGAGCCGATCGAGGCTCCCCGCTGCGCCCGCAAGGGCTGCCGCAAGCGGGTGACGCCCACGGCGCTGCTCCACAACGACCCATATTGCTCCACTACCTGCTTCAGGGCCGACCGCAAGCGATGAGCAAGAGCAGGATCCCCGGTACCTTCAAGGTCCCGCAGCCCGTGCTGCGGCGCGACCTCTCCGTCGAGGGGGCTGCTGCCGAAAGGCTGCTGACCGACATGGGTTCCCTGCACGCCGAGCGCTGGCGGGTGGGTGAGTGCAGCGTGATGCTCTCGCGTGACCCGCTGGCGGGGCGTCACTTCCGCTGGCATCTCTCGATCGCGCACCCGAGCCGCTATCCGAGCTGGGACGAGATCAAGACCGCGGCCTACGGGATCGAGGCCCTGCAGGGCGTGATGCTGGCCCAGGTGTTACACCCTGGTGACGGCACGCCCTGGGTCAACCTGCACGAGAACTGCTTCCATCTCTACGAGATCGACGACGAGGCCATGCGCGAGCAGCTCAGGCGCTAGGCTCTAAGCCCCGACCCCCGAGGAGGACACCGTGTCCGAAGAGACAGAGCCGAACGGCGACGAGGAGGCCGAGGCCACAGAGGCCCCGCCGACCCCGTTCCCGCCCACCAGCGCCGACCCGACCGGCGGTGCTGTCGAGGTCCAGAACGCACCCGAGGACGCCCCGCAGGCCGAGGAGGCGGCGGAGGGTGAGGAGGAGACTGCGGCTGAAGAAGAGGCCGAGGCGGGCGCGTAAAGCCGTGGCCCATCCGAGCGAGGACCCGATCGACCCCAAGGCCGTCGCCTGGATGAAGCCGAAGAAGGAGCGGGCCAGTTCCCTCGCAACCATGGCAGCACCACTGCAAAGGCTGTCACGCCGCCTTGGTCGCTCTCCCGAGGAGCTGGCCCGCCGCATCCCGCCCGACACGCTGCGCCGTCTCAAGTACCCGGTGCTGGAGGAGCCGCAGCCGGACGGGAGCACGATCTTCAAGCATGATCTCGGGATCGAGGAGGGGCTGCTCGACACCGAGCGCCGCCGTCTGAACTAGGCGGCTTCCTTCTGCTTGACCAGATCGTTGAGCTGCGACTGCAGCTTCTCGATCTTCTCGTCCAAGGTCAGGCTTTGCGACCCCGGAACCGGGTTGAGGCCGAGCGCCACCCGCTTCTGACGATGCAGGTCGTCGAACTCGTCCTTGTACTTGCTCAGGATCTCGTGCTTGGCCTCGTTGGAGGCCTTGATGCCGAGAGCCTGCTTCTCGGTGCGGCTAGCCATCCTGTGGCTCCTTTCGGTTGAGGACGGGGCCGAGTCTAACTCCCAGGAGGAGTGAATGGAGCTGACCCGTTCCCAGCGCAAGGTGCTGGAGCAGATCGTGGAGGAGCTGCGCCTGACGATCGTCAAGGAGGAGGCAGCCTCCGACCCCAAGGCCCTGATCAACGAGATCCGCTTCTTCGACCCCGCCCAGGCGGACAACGACAAGGTCGGCAATGCCTGGATCGAGTTCAGGATGTTCCCGCCCGAGCGCTGGCAGGCTCCGGTCGAGCCGTTGCAGCACGGCGAGTGGGAGTTCGCCAAGGGCGGCACGCAGGACTGGTACTGGCAGACCCTGCTCATCGACTGGTGGCACGACCCGAGCAAGAAGAAGTTCCTGATCCTCAAGGCGAGGCAGCTCGGTGTCACCCTGCTGGCCTGCGCCTACGCGCTCTGGTTGCTGCTCTTCCGCCCCGGCTCCTTCGTGGTCGCCTACAGCTACGAGGAGGGCGAGGCCAAGAAGCTGGTGCAGGCCTGCTGGGCGATGTACATGGCGCTGCCCGAGGTGTTGCGCTCCCACGTCAAGGTGCTGACGCCCTCGCGCTCCGAGGAGCCTGCGGAGTGGATCAAGCTCCGCCATCCCGACGGGCGCATCTCCGGCTTCCAGGCGCTCCCGGCCACCAAGAAGCACGGCCACGGCACGCGGGTCTCCTTCGCCATCATGGACGAGGTCGCCCGGATGGACTATGCGCGGGAGATTTACACCGCCATCAACCCGGCCACGACCCGCGGCCGGGCCAAGCTGGTGATGATCTCCACCGCGGCAGGCGTCTCCAACCTGGAGACCGGGGTCGGCAACTACTTCCACTGGCTCTACCACACCCGCAAGGAGAAGAAGCTGGAGTACAGGTTCCTGCCCTGGAACCTGGAGCCGACGCGGGATGCGGCCTGGTACGAGGCGGAGGCCATGAAGCTCGACGAGGTCGAGCGCAACCAGCAGTACCCGCTGACCGAGGCCGACGCCTTCATGCTCTCCGGCCATCTCTACTTCGACGCCGACGCCATGCGCTGGTACCGGCACGAGCAGATGCGGCCGATCCTGACCGGTCAGTTCGCCCTGCTGGGCCGACGGCGGGCCAACTTCGTCCAGTTCCGCGACGGGGTGATCGAGGTCTTTGAGAAGCCGGTGCCCGAGCGGCCCTACGCGCTCTGCGTCGACTGCGCCACCGGCAGAGGCACCGACTTCACCTCGGCCCACGTCATCGACCTGGAGTCCGGCGCTCTCTGCGCCGAGCTGCACGCCAAGATGGAGGCTCCCCGCGCCGCCGTCCAGCTCCACTACCTGGGCCGCTGGTTCAACGAGGCCCTGATCTGCGTCGAGCGCCAGGGCGGCTACGGCGATGCCCTGATCATCGCGCTCAAGGACGGCAACCAGAACCTGCCTGCATATCGCAGGGTTTACCGCCATCGCAAGTACGTCCGCGGCGACCGGCCGATGGCGGAGGAGTGGGGCTTCCCGATGGGGATCAAGACCCGCGAGCAGGTGCTGAACCAGCTCAAGGACTGGGTGCGCCAGCGCCTCTTCCCCTGGATCTCGGCGGGCGACATGTCCGAGCTGGGCACCTTCGTCTACGCCGACACCAATCCCAGCCCGAGGGCGATGGCGGGCTGCAACGACGACCGGGTGATCTCGCTCGCCCTCTGCGTCGAGATGTTCCGCCAGTTCGGGCGCATGCCCTCGCGCCGCACGCTTGTGAAGAAGTCGAAGTACCGGCCCAGCCCGGCACGCACACACTAGGAGGACGCAGATGTCCGCACTCGGTCCGATGGCAGGCCCGCCCCCTGGGGCGCTGCCCCTGCCGCCCGGCCTCGGCCCTGGAGGCCCTCCAGGAGGCCCTGGTTCGCCTCCTCCCGGCCTCGGACGCCCTGAAGGCCCTGGTGAGTCGAGCGCCGAGAGCGCCGCTCTCAAGGCCGCAGAAGCCGCCCTGGCCCATTACGTGGCCGTGGAGACCGACCCCGGCGACAAGGCGATCGGCTCCAAGCTGCTGGCGGCGGTGCACAAGCTGCTGGCCGACCAGGCCGCGGAGGTCGACAACGCCGCGGGCATGTCCCCGGCGCTCAAGCTCGCCCAGCGCATCTCGCGCCGTCAGGGGCCGTAGGTGGCCGTCGCCGCCCTTCCGGCCGTCAAGCCCGGCGGCACCGTCGACGAGGTGCTGACCAAGTTCCACGACGCCCAGAAGTCGCACCAGGCCTTCGTGCGCCACTACGAGGCCGGAGAGCGGGCCTACCGCGGCGTGCTGGTGGTCAACAGCGAGGCGGCGAAATGGCGGCACAAGTATCACCCGCCCTACGCCTTCAACCTGCTGGAGACGATCGTCGGCAATCAGGTCGAGCCGGGCCTGCCGATGGACATCTCGCCCTCGCCCAAGGCGGGCCTCTCGCAGGCGGAGGCCAAGGACCTGCTGACCCAGGTCTCGACCGTGAACGACCTGCTGCGGCACGAGTACAAGATCGACGACATGGACCTCAAGCAGCGGCCCTTCTACCTGACCGCGGCGATCGGCGGGCGGGGCGTGCTCAAGTCCTACTGGAACTACACCAAGGGTGCCGTCTCCCGTCAGGACGTGGGCCTGCGCACGGTCGAGGGTGCCTACGGGCACCAGATCCAGGTGCCGACCCTGACCGAGATCACCGAGGAGGGCGTGCTGCACGACCGCTCGACCTGCGAGGTGGTCGACCCGCGGGACTTCATCGTGCACGAGTCGGCCAGGGACATCGACCCCTTCGCCCCCGGCGGTGCCCAGTACTGCATCCACCGCTGCTGGTACAGCTACGAGCAGCTCAAGATGATGGAGGCGGCGGGCTTCTTCTCCAACGTCGAGCAGCTCAAGGAGACCCGCGACTTCCAGCAGAACGAGTACTCGGACCGCTCGACCGAGGTCTTCCAGCAGCAGCGGCGCAAGGACCTGATCGAGGTGCTGGAGTTCTGGGGCCTGAAGGACGGCAAGATTCGCCGGGCCTATGTCGGCAACCGGGCGGTTCTGCTCAAGGATTGGGACACGAATCCCTTCTGGCACGGGACGTACCCCTTTAGCGTTGCCAGTTCCATGCCCCAGCCCTTTAGCACGATCGGAATCTCGGACATCGAGTTGATCGCGGAGTTGCAGGAGATGTTGTGGGAGATCGCCAACCAGCGTTTCGACAACACCGAGCTGATCAACAACGCCATCTATCTCTTCCGCAGTGACATCGAGGATCCCGACGCCTTTGAGTTCTACCCAGGCGCACGCTGGCTGGTCGAGGACCCGGCCCAGGTGCAGCCGCTGACCCCGCCCTACCAGCTCATCGAGGCCACCCTGCAGACCGAGAGCCTGCTCAAGGGCGACCTGCAGAACATCACCCAGGCCATGCCCTTCGCCTCGGGCACGGACAGCGCGACCGTCGACCAGAAGACGGCCACGGGCGCGACGATCGTGATGAACGCCGCCCAGCAGGCCCTGGCCAGCAAGAAGTTCCACATCCAGCAGGGCCTGAGGAAGGAGGCCGAGCTGCGGCTGAAGAACTGCCAGCAGTTCATCTCCGACTGGCGGCTGGTGGCGATCACCGGCCCCAAGGGCGAGCAGGCCTTCCGCCAGATCAGCCCCCTGCAGATCCAGGGCGACTTCCTGGTCGATCTCAGGCTCGTGGGCGAGTCGCAGCTCCGCCAGGAGCGCAGGGCCGAGGCCTCCTCGGTGCTGCAGATGATGCAGCAGGTCTTCCCCCAGAGCTACGCCTCCGGCACGCCGATCGACATGCATCAGGTCGTGCTCTGGTGGATGCGGATGTGGGGCCTCGACGACGAGGCTCAGGCCTTCTTTGAGCCGCCGCAGCAGCCCGACCCGGCCACCCTGCAGCTCCTGTTCGGCAACGCGCCGCACGTCACGCTGCGCGGCATGCTCGGGCCTGGCCAGACCAGCGCGGCCGGTACCAACGTCGGCCTGCCGCCCGACCAGGGCGCTGGCCTGCCGCAGCCGGGTGGCCCCAACCTGGGCGTCACCTCCGGCCAGGCGGTCGACACCCAGCAGCCGTCCTCGGCGCTGGGCATGTCCTCCAGCCCGGTGGTCAACATGCAGCGCCTGCTGGCCGGTAGGGGCGGCTTCCAGCGGCGATGAGCGAGATCGAGAAGGTCGCTGACTTCGTCGCGGAGAGGGCCAAGAAGGATCCCAAGGTTCGGCAGACGATCAGGGATGCGCACCTGTTCGACTCGCTGAAGGAGCACGAAGGTTGGCAGCGTCTGCGCCAGCACGCGGAGGGAGACCGGGAACGGTTCTTCGCCAAGCTGGCCGGACGGCTGATGAGGGGGGAGTCGGTTCCGCAAGGGGAGATCGACTTCCACCGTGGCTTCTACCAGGGTGTCGAGTGGATCCTCGGCCACCCGGAGCAAGCCGAGGCCAGCTTGGAGCGTGCCGCCCGCCAGGCGTGGCGGAAGGCCCAGCAGGAGCTGGCCCAGAGACAGGCCGAGGCAGACGGCTCGGTCTACACCCGCTAACTCCACCCAGGAGGTGTGAGTCATGGCAGAGGAGAACGAAGGCGTCGATCTGTCGCCCGCTGCTGACGATGTCAACACGGACGGCGGCTTCGGTGCCGCACTCGCGGAACGGGGACTCGGCCCGATCGAGCAGGAGTTCCCGCGCAGCGACGATGATCGGTTCGTGGAGCAAGCGCAACCGGGAGTCACGCCGCTGTCGCCGCAAGCTCCACCGGAGGAGGCTCCGCCCGAGGGCGGGGAGGCCGCGCCGGAGGTCGATCCTGCCGTAGCGGCGTTCCTGGCCCAGCATGGTGACGACCCTCAGGCAGCCCTGGCTGCCGCGCTCCAGGAGCGCGAGCACGCCCAGGGTCTGATCGGTCGCCAGGGCCAGGAGCTGGGTGATCTGCGCCAGCAGATGGCCCACCTGCAGGGCCGCATGGACGAGCTGGGCCAGGCCGCATACGAGCCTGTGCCCGAGCCGATCACGGCCGAGCTGCAGGACTCGCTCGCCACCATGTTCGACGAGCAGGGTGCCGAGCAGGCCATGGGCTGGCTGGCGGACAACCGTCCCGACCTGATCGAGGCCGGGATCAACGTCTGGGCGGAGCAGGACCCCTTCCAGGCCGGTCGCTTCGCCTCCCGCTACGACAGGTTCCTCCAGGACGAACAGCAGCAGGCCGAGCAGGTCCAGCAGCCGCAGCCCCAGGAGGATCCGATCCTGGCCCAGATGCGGGCCAGGGAGCAGTTCACGATGCTGGCTGACGGTGCCCGTAGCCAGCTCGGGATCAGCGACGAGGACTGGCCCGCGGTGCGCGAGCACGTCGTGCCCGCCTTCAACGACGAGAAGACGAGTCCGCTGATCAAGAACGCGATCATCTCGCCCGATCCCCAGACCCAGTTCCAGGGCATGGTGGAGATCGTGCGCGAGGCGCACGGCCGGGCCATCAACGTCTCCCAGCAGACTGCAGAGGCACAGGCCCAGCAGCAAGCCGCCGATGAGGCCGAGCAGCGCAAGCTACAGGCCACGGTGGCAACCGGGTCCCTCCGTCCGGTGCCGGAGGGGAAGCCCCTGGAGGAGCTGACCAGCGAGGAGCGGATCGCGCTCTTCAAGCAGTCGCTCCTGGCACCGCCCTCAACCTCCGTGCTGCAGGGCCTGACCTTCGGCCCGCAGCAGTAGGAGCGGCTCCCGTAGCGAGTCCGGCAGTGGCCGGGTAGCTCCTTGCGGGGACGTGCAACGGAACTCGTTGCGCCAGAGCGTCTCGCCAACACTCACCCCGTAAGGAGTAAGAGCAATGGCTCTCACGACCATCACGGGGCAGGTGGACGACAACACCATCCTCTCCAACGAGCGCGTGATCGACATGTCGGATGTCATCCCCATGCTCGATCCCGACGTGAGCCAGTTCACCACGATGCTGATGCAGGCCAGCTCTTCGTCCTGCTACGCCTCCAAGGTGGAGTGGCTGGAGGACCAGTTGTTCCCCCGCCTGTCCTCGGTTCTCTCGGGAGGTGCCTCCGACGGTGCGACCGTTACGGTCAACACCGGAGAGGGCGCGTACTTCCGGGCCGGTGACATCGTGCGCAACGCCAAGACCGGCGTGGCCTTCAGGGTCACCTCGGTCGCTGGTGACGTGCTCACCATCGGCAACCACCTCGGCCGGGTGGCCTTCGCGGCCCACACGGCCGGTGACCAGCTCCTGATCCTCGGCAACGCGGCGATGCAGGGTGACACGCTGGGTACCCGCAAGGTGCTCCGCCGGGTCAACCAGTACAACTACACCCAGATTTACCGCAACCCCTACGGCTTCACGCGCACCCTGATGGCGTCCAAGCTGTACGGCGGGCCGGAGCCGGACAAGGAGCGCAAGAAGAAGGCCACGGAGCACAAGCGTGGCATCGAGTACGGCCTCTTCTGGGGGGCACGCAACCTCGACACCACGGGCACCCACCCGGTGGGTGCCATGGGTGGCCTGTACGAGTTCGTGGTGACCAACGTCAAGGCTGCCGGTGGCACCCTGACCAAGGCCAACCTCGACCTGTACATGAAGGACCTGCTGCAGCACGGCACCCAGAACGTCGTGCTCTTCGCCAGCCCCGTCGTGGGCATGGCGCTCTCGGGCTTCCTGCGGGACGCCTGGCAGCCGGTCACGACCGACGCCCGCCTCTGGGGGGCCAAGGTCGACGGCTTCATCTCGGGTGCCTACGGCTTCCGGGTTCCCGTCGTGATCAAGAGGGACTGGAACGACTTCTCCACCGCCAACTCGCAGTACGGCGGCTGGGCCTTCCTGGTCGACATGGACAACGTGGAGCTGCGCAAGCTCCGCGACACGGCACTGCTCAGGGACCGCCAGTCCAACGACAGCGACTCCTACGACGAGGAGTACCTGTCCGAGCTGTCCTGCATGGTGCAGATCGAGCAGAGCCACGGCATCATCACGGGCGTGACCGGGTAACTCATCCCCGGTTGCCGCAGCCGGGGGGGCCTCCTCCAGTCCTCACGGGCCGCTGGCCCCCCCGGAGCCAACCACCGACCCCAGGAGGGTCTAATGCGCTGTCTCTCGCCCCATGCCCGCTACTCGATCAACGTCTTCGACGCCCAGGAGCAGATCGTGACCGATGCCCGAGGCTACGCCCACGCGGTGCCGGTCGGCCTGCAGGTGATGGCCAACTTCGACAACACCGGCCTGCTGGAGCACGAGATCGAGCAGGCCCTGTCCAGCTTCAGCTTCTCCGGCCTGGCCGAGGGCGTGAACCCGCTGACCAGGATCGGCGTCTTCGACACCGATGTCTTCTGCCTCAAGTACCCGGATCGGGACCGGGAGGAGATCCAGGCCCAGATCGAGGAGCGCCTGCGCGAGCTGCAGAAGCTCAACCCGAGCCAGTTCATCATCGTGGAGACGCCGCGGGCCGAGAAGCCGTGGCCCCGCTACGACGAGGACACGGTCGAGGACGTGCTCAAGGTGCAGGCCTCGACGGGCACCAGCCCCACCGTCGTGCGCCGCTACGAGGAGGAGAACAAGCAGCGGCCCGAGATCGTCGAGGCCATGACGCTGCAGGAGCAGGGCGAGGATGTCGAGGAAGAGATCGTCGTCGAGTCGTAAGCGGGTCAAGCCCGAGCAGCTCGCGCCCAAGATCGCGGAGGGCTTTACCCAGGACGTGCCGCTGGACAGGGTCCAGCAGGAGCTGCCCCGGCGCTCGGACGGCCCGATCGACCTGCGTGAGCTGACCCAGCCCAAGACGGTCGAGGGCACGCGGGTGCCGCTGCCCAAGTTCCTGGTCGAGGACGACACGACAGGGGTCTGGACGCCGACGCGGGGCCGCGTGCAGCGCGGGGCCAGGATCATCCTGTTGCCGGAGACGCTGGCCGCGATGAAGGCGGGCTGGATCTGCCTGCGCTGTATGGAGCCGCAGGACGAGGCCTTCCCGGCGGTGTGCCAGTCACCCCCCGAGATGGGGTGCGTATACCCCATTGCCGAGCGCCAGCTCCGCGACATCGCCGTCGAGTACGAGGGCGAGACCGAGCTGGGGCCAACACCGATCGAGAGGAGCGAGTAGTGGCCCGTCTGAAGATGGCGCAGCGCAAGCGGCTCGCCTCGTCGAGCTTCGCCATCCCCTCCAAAGCGCCCGGCTCGGGTTCCTACCCGATTCCCGACCGCTCGCATGCCGCCAACGCCCTCAGCCGGGTGGCCCAGCACGGCAGCCCGGCGGAGAAGGCGCAGGTGCGGGCCGCGGTCAGGCGCAAGTACCCCGGCATGGGGAGCAAGGGCCGTGCCGCCCGGCGTGCTCTCGCCCGCTGAGGCCGTCGGCCCCGGCTACGAGCTGCTGCCCGGCTTCATCGGCGGCCGTTACTCCTGGCCGGGTGATCTCGACGGGATCACGCTGGTGCCCGAGGGCTTCACGCCCAAGGGCGTCTCCGGCGTCCTGAGTGCCGCTCTCAGCGCCGTGCAGACGCTGGCGGTCTCCAGTCCTCTCACAGCCGCCGGGAGCGTCAGCGGCGCTCTCACGGCCTCGGGGAGCACTTCTCTGGGATTGACGCCAGTCGCGGCAGGCTCGTCTCCCCTGGTGCCCGCCTGATGGCCTATGTGCGCCGCTACCCCGGCGGCTTCGTCGACTACCCCGACGAGTCGACTCCGGTCGACGCCCAGTTCCTGAACGGGGTCGAGAACGCCCTGATCTCGGGCGGCGCGGGCGGCGGCGGCGATCTGAGCTACGAGCACGACCAGCTCTCGGCCGCTACGACCTGGAGCGTGACCCACAACCTGGGCAAGTTCCCCTCGGTCTCGGTCGTGGATACGGGCGGTAACGAGCTGCTGGTGGACGTGGACTACATCGACGCCAACCACTGTGTCCTGACCCTCGGCGCAGCCACCTCAGGAAAGGCGTACCTGAACTAATGCCAAAGCTCGGTTCCCATCTCGACTTCAACCAGCTTGAGGCCCGTAACGAGGTCATCCACAACCTCAGTGCCGCCCCCGGTGCCCCGGTTAAGGGCCAGCTCTACTTCGACACGGTCGCCAACGTCCTCTACTTCTACAACGGGACTGTCTGGGTCTCGGCCTCGGGCGGCACTCCGCCGGACGCGACGGCTTCGGTCAAGGGCATCGTCCAGCTCGCCGGGGACCTTGGTGGCGCGGGCACGGCGGCAGCCCCGGTCATCGCCAACGGGGCGATCACCGCGGCTAAGGTCGCCAGCGGCACGCTGACGGATGTCCAGGTCGCTGCGGCCAACAAGGACGGTGCGGTCGGTACGGCCTCGATGCGCACGCTGGGACTGGGTGCTGCGCAGGCCATGCCGGGCAATGAGCGCCTCGACCAGATCACCCCCCCGACTGCCTCGGTCGGTCTCAACTCGCAGAAGATCGTCAACCTGCTCGATCCGACCGGTGCTCAGGACGCGGCGACCAAGAACTACGTCGACAACTCGGTCCAGGGTCTCGACGCCAAGGCCTCCTGCCATGCGGCTACCACTGCCAATATCGCCACGCTGGCCGGTGGCGCTCCCAACACGCTGGACGGTGTGACCCTGGCGGCGAACGACCGGGTGTTGGTCAAGGACCAGACGACGGCCAACCAGAACGCGGGCGACCGACATGGACACCTGGGCCGAAGTGCCCTCCAGCTACGTCTGGATCGAGAACGGCACGGTCAACGCCGACACCGGCTGGGTCTGCACGGCCGACACGGGCGGCACCCTGGGCACGACCTCGATCACCTGGACGAAGTTCTCCTCGGCCAACCTCGGTGCCAACGCGGCCCAGTACTACAACAACGCGGCTACCCACGGCGCGGGCACCACGATCACCATCACCCAGGCCACTCACGGCCTCAGGGCCAGTCGCGGGATCCACGTCCAGGTGCAGGACAACTCGACCGGCAACGTCGAGCTGCCGGACATCTCGGTCGCTGCCAACGGTGACGTGACCATCACCTACGCCGTCTCGCAGTCGGCCAACACCAAGCTGGTCACTCTGGTCGGCTGATGAAGATCGCGGGGACGCTGGTCGCTCCGACGCCCTCAGGAGCGCCTGGCAGCCCCGTGCAGGGGCAGCTCTACTTCGACACCAGCACCAGCATTCTCTACTGGTACAACGGCTCTCAGTGGATCTCGTCGGGTGGCGGCTACGCGCCGGTCAGCAACCCGACCCGGCAGATCCTGACCGCCTCGGGCACCTACACCACCCCGGCGGGCTGCAACAAGATCCTGGTCGAGTGCATCGGCGCAGGCGGTGGAGGTGGTGGCACTGCTGCTCCAGGGGCCGGGCAGTGTGCCCAGGGCGGCGGCGGCGGTGGTGGTGCCTATGCTGCGAAGCTGATCACCAGCCCGGCGGCGAGCTACTCGTTCACGATCGGTGCCGCTGGTGGCGGCGGAGCGGCCGGGGCAGACGGCACGGCCGGAGGCGACACGATCTTCGGCTCGTCCCTGGTCGTGGCCAAGGGCGGCGGTCTCGGCCAGGGTTGTGGTGCGACTACCGCCGGGACAGCGGCGGCGACCGGCGGGGCCGGGGGTGCGGCCAACACCAGCACCGGGGACGTAGTCCTGGCTGGGGGTAACGGTCAGGTCGGACAGCCGATGACGACCGGGACGGGTTCCAGCTCGGTCGGCGGCATGGCGGGCCGTGGCGGTGGCGCGATGCCCTCGTCCCGTGGCACGAGTCAGAACGGAGCGGCTGCCCCGACGGGTAGCTACGGCGGCGGCGGAGGCGGCGGCTTTGCAGCCGCGAGCACAGGCACGACCTCCGGTGCCGCTGGCAATAGCGGGCTGATCATCGTCACCGAGTTCTACGGGGCACAGGCGCTGCCCAACGACGCCACCCAGTACCTGGCGGGGGACGGCACCTGGAAGAAGGCCAACGCAGCCCCGGTGCTGCGTGCCGAGGCTGGCGGCACGATGCTGGCTGGCTCCGCCAGCGGCAGCTACTCGCTGAACATGGACTCGACGCCGAAGCTCGCGGCGACACTCTCAAACCAGACCATCAGCCTCTTCATGTACGACCCGACGCTGGACGATCCTCCGGCGGGCTTTAAGACCCAGTGGAAGGTCGAGGTCAGCTACTCGACCAACAACACCGGGCCGGGGGTGATGACCTTCACTTTTGGCCTGCTCGGGATTACCAGCATCGGCGGTGCTGCAGGCGGATATACGGAGTCTTTTGCAGGGGCCTTTACCAACGTCAATGTCGCCGTGGCTTTCAGCGCGGCAGCCGCACTCAGTAGTGCTTCGTCTGCCTGGGTCGACAGTGTTGGCAACATCAGCACTTCCACCGTGTATGCCCTGGCGGTATTCCTCAACGCTGCCACGGCAGCTAACTCGGCCGTTCGATTCCGGGTGCGCTTGTACCGGAGATGGGTCTAAGGAGGAACTGAATGCCCGGAACCACGCCCAACCTGGCCCTGCCCTACCCGGTAGCGGCAGATCCGGCCGACGTGCCACACGATGTCCTGGCTCTGGCCACGGCGATCGACTCGCTGGCCGGTGGCGGGGCCTTCAGCAAGGCTCCGACCCGCAGGGTCTTGACCACTGCCGACAACGCCTCCTCGCCCTATGCGCCTCCGGCGGGCTGCCGGGCGATCCTGGTCGAGTGTGTCGGTGGTGGCGGAGCCGGTGGTGGCACCATTGCCGTCTCCTCCGGCCAGTACGCCACGGGTGGCGGTGGGGGCGGCGGCGGCTACTCGGCCAGCCTGATCATCAACCCGGTCGCCAGCTATGCCTTCGCGGTCGGATCGCCTGGGATAGGAGTTCTAGGCGGCACCGGAGGGGCCGGTGGTGGCACGACCTTCGGCGGTCTGGCTGCGGGTGGCGGTGGTGGAGGCCAGGCCAACGGCGGCAGTGTCCCGCATGTCGGGGCGTCCGGCAACCGGGGTATAGCTTCGGGCGGGCAGATCAACCGTTTTGGTCAGCCGGGCGAGACCGGAGCTGCGCTGGCCTCTAACCAGATCAAGCCCGGCAACGGCGGCATGAGCGCCATGGGCGGCGGCGGAGGCGCAGGCTCACCGAACGGGAATGGTGCCCAGGGCGACACGGGCGGCGGCGGTGGCTCGTCCGGGGTCGGGGCCGGGGCCAGCGGCGCTCAGGCCGGAGGCTCGGGTGGCGCGGGTCTCATCATCATCACGGAGTACTACTGATGAACCGCGGCTTGCTGATCCAGCGTGTGGCCCGCAAGACCAGCCTCGACGGCACCTCGGGCAGCGAGGACTACAACCTGATCGCGGCGCTGCTCAACGAGGCGGTGGTCGAGGTCTCGCTGCGCACCCACATCTACGTCCAGCTCGTCGACGTGGCCTTGGTGGCGGGTACGGCCGAGTACCGGCTGGACAGCTCGATCCTGGCCATCGACAACCAGCGGGGCACAACCCCTGCGGGCCAGGGCACTCCCGAGATCATCTCCACTGCGGAGATGATCGCCCGCCAGTCGACCAACGTGCAGAACGCAGGCTGGCGGCGGGCGCTCTCCTTTGAGGGCAACCTGCTCACGGTCTCGCCCACCCCGGACACGGGCGAGTCGCTCCGCTTCTGGGCCACGCTCAAGCCCAGCCCGATGACCGACGACTCCAACGACCCCTCCACTCCCGCCTACGGCGGGATCCCCGAGCCGCATCGCTGCCTGGAGTACTACTGCCTCTGGCAGCTTGCCGAGGACGTGGAGAAGACCGTGCCGATCGGCCCGGTGCAGTACCTGCAGCAGTTCCAGCAGGAGTGCTCGCTGATGTCCAAGCGCAAGCACAAGATCGGCGGCAGGCAGCTCGCCCCGGCCTCGATCGGCTACCCGACCTCGCGTCGGGTGCCCACGAGGAATGACGTGTACCCGGCCCAGAGGCGCTGATGGACGTAGTCCTGGCGGGGCGCAACTTCGACTCGGGCTACAAGTCGGACATCGCCCGTGACCAGCTCCCGGTCGGTGCGGCCTACCTGATGTTCGACTGGATTCCCCAACTCGACGCGCCTCTGCAGCGGCGGGGCGGCTGGAGCTACTCGACCAGGGACCTGAACGTGCAGTCGGCCTGCACCAACCTGATGGCCGTGGCCTGGGCACCGTTCCAGGGCGATCCGCATCTGGTCTGCATCTCCAACAATGGCAAGGTCTACTGGGACAAGCTGCAGAACACCTTCGGCGGCAGCTACGTCAGCACGATGTCTGCCTTCACCCCGATCACCCATCGGCCGGTCTGGCACATGGACCTTCCGGGGCTGGTGATTCTCTCCGGTGGGACGGCACCAGCAGCGCCGCAGAAGTACACCTCGCCCAGCTTCGGCAACTACGCCGTGGCGGCACTCGGCGGCTCGCCCCCCAACGCCTCCGTCGGTGCCGCCTACGGCGACTGGCTGCTACTGGCCAACGGCACGGTCTCGGGCACACGTTATGCGAACCGGATCTGGGCCTCGGCCGTGGGCAACGTCGAGAGCTGGAACAACACTAACAACTTCTTCGACCTGCCCGAGGAAGTGGTGCGGGTCGTGCCGCTCAGGAACATGATCCTGGTCTTCGGCTACCGCCAGGTCTGGATGCTGACCGGCGACACGCCTCCGCCCGGCGGCAACTGGACGAAGTACGACCTCTATGCAGGCGGGACCATGGACGGCCGTTCGGTCGTGCAGTACCGGGACACGGTGATCTTCGCCAACAACAGTGGCGTCTTCCAGACCGACGGCTCCAGCCTGGTCAACCTGACCGAGCTGGGAGGAGTCAGTGACCGCTGGCGCTCGCTGGTCGACACCTTCAACTTCAGCCAGGGCTGGACGGCTTGCGCCGGGATGTTCCAGGGCAGGTACGTGGTCGTCGTTCACGACAACACCGGCAAGTTCGTCACCTGTCAGGTCTGCGAGGTGGCGAGCAGGATCTGGTACGAGTTCACCAACCTGCGAGCGCTGATGTTCGCGGAGCGCCAGTCGGGGCCGGGCACGGCCTCGGCCGACGGGCACGAGGAGTTGTTCTTCGCCCATGTCAGCAAGCCGTTCGCAGGGATGGGGGCCAGCATCTGGGGACAGCCCTACGGGCTGCCACCGGCCGACGCAGACGGGGTGAACGTGTTGCCGGTGCTGGAGACGCCTTTCTACAAGATGCAGTCTCCGGGCCTGAAGCAGATCCGCAACGTCTGGATCACCCACGACGTGCGCCCGATCACCAACTCGACCTACGCCTTGATGAAGTCCACCTTCGCCACCTATACCGCCGCCAAGGCGGCAGTGGCGAACTACGCCGCCCTGAAGAGCTACTGGGACTCGGGGCTGAATCCGCCCACGTTGCATCTGGACGTGATCTTGACCCCCAAGGGCAACTACGTCCCCCTGGGCACCCTGGTCTCCACTCAGAAGGAGCAGCGACGGCCGCTCTGGATTCGCAAGCGGGCGCTCGGCGTCGGACTACGGCTGACCCAGACCCAGCCCTCCAACGACACCGACCTGGCGGAGATCGAGTTTGAGTCGAGGCCGCTGACCAGAGTCAGGCGTGGCTAGCAAGGACACGACCCGAGCCGCTTCGCCCGGCTTCGGCAACAAGGTGTTGGACGTGCTACGTGACCCGACCGTCTTCCCGCCGGAGTTCGCCGCCTGGGTGCGTTCCCAGATCGTGCGCAACCCGCTGGTCAAGATGGAGCCGTTCCAGCTCCCTACGCTGGACAAGAAGCACATCATCGGGGCGGCTGGCGAGATCGTGGTCTTCCAGAACTCCTGGGCGGCTTACGGCAGCGGCTACGAGGTCCCGAGCTACTGGAAGGACTCGGCCTCCGTCGTCCACCTCCAGGGCTTGATGACGGGCGGCACGATCCCTGCGGTGGCCTTCACCCTGCCGCCGGGCTACAGGCCTCTGGGCCAGCTCATCTTCGATGTCCAGTCCAACTCAGCCCTGGCTCGGGTCGACGTGTTCCCCAGTGGTGGCGTGCAGCCGCAGTCCGGCGCTGCGGCCTGGGTCAACCTGAGCGGGATCTCCTTCCGCATCCAATAAGGAGCAGCCATGCCAATCGCAGCAGATCCCTCGGCCGCTGGCTGGGGGCCGATCGGGATCCCGCTTCCACACTTCGGCGGGCAGTACCCGTTGCCGACGCTCCCACCGCCCGGCCTGCATCCCTCGGTCTACGCGCCCTTCGGCCCTCGCTTCAGGCCGGTACCGATCCGGCCTCCCGTCCTCCACCCGGCCGCGCTCGCAGCCCATGCGGCTCTTCGCGCCCACTTCCGCTACTAGGAGTCGATGATGCCTCTTCCTGCAGATCCTGGTCTTCTCGGCAGTAGCTACGGCTTCGTGACGGGTCCCCGCTACGTCCCTGCGGCGCATCCGGCCGCTCGGGCTGCGGCGGCTGCGGCTCCGGCCGCTCCGGCGGCGACCATGGGGATCCCAGGCACCGGCACTGCCTACACGCCTGAGCAGTACGCCCAGATGGCCCTGACCGACCCGATCTACCAGCAGTGGGTCACGAACGTGCGAGACCCAGGGCTGGCTGCTGCGGGCACCAATCGCACGGCGGCGCTGCGGGCGCTGGCAATCGGCTATGGGGGCCTGCCCGCGGGTGTCACCGATCCCTACGGCGACCTGTCGCCGGACATCATGGCCCAGGCCGCGGGCAACGACCAGTCGACGATCGCCCAGATGCAGCGGTCCTACGACCAGCAGAACGCGGCCATGCAGAATCAGCTTGCGGCCAGGGGTGCCCTGCACTCGGGCGATCTCGTGCAAGGGCAGCAGGCGCTCGATGCCCAGTACCAGACCGACCAGTACAACGCGGCCCAGGCCTTCATCGCCGCTCTCTCGGGCCAGGGTGGCATCCTGCCGGGCTACGCCCAGGACGTGACCAATGCCTGGTCGGGCCAGACGGACGCCCTCACGCAGGCGATCCAGGACCAGGAGGCGCTCTTCCCGAGCGGGGCCGGAGGCCAGACGGCCAGCCTGATCCCCGGCTCGCAGACCGACTACGGCCAGCCGGTCTACCAGGGGCCTGACGGGGCGCTGTACGCGATCGACCCGAGTACGGGCCAGCTCACGCCGTACAACAACCCGATCTCGACCCTCCCGGCTTACACCACGCCGCCGACCATCCCGGTGGGGAGCGTCTACTGAGATGGCAGTCGGGATGTTCAGGCCTCCGCCGATCCGCTTCTACAACCCGCGCCAGCTCCGCCAGCAGGCGAACAGGATCGTCCGCTCCTCGATCGCCGCCGAGCAGGCACCGATCAAGACGGCGCAGGCCTTGGCGGCGTCGAGGGCGCTGCAGCAGCAGCAGATGATCGCGGGCTTCGGCAGGGCGGCGATGGGGATCCTGGCCCAGAGCGCCCCGATGGCCGGACAGGCCTACAAGGATGCCGCCACGGCCGAGGGACAGCTCGCGGGTGGTCTCTCGCAGGGAGCGGCGGCGGCGGTGCAGCAGCGCACCCAGGCCAGCCAGGCCATGATCGACCGGCTCGCCCCCGGCGGGGCGCTCGCCCCCGGCTCGACCAACCCGACGGGCCTCTCGGACACGCTCTATACCCAGGGCGCTCTGATCCCCGGCGCTGCCAGCGAGCAGCGGGCCGCGGCGGCGATCACCCAGGCCTCCGAGCAGCCGGGGATCTTCGCCGGGCAGACCGAGAACGACATCATCAAGGCCCAGGCCAAGGCTGCCGCCGACGACCAGCAGTACACCCAGAGCCTGCTCGACCTTGCGGCCAAGGAGCCAGCGCTGCGGCAGCAGATCATGGACGAGCTGCAGAAGAACGAGATGAGCAAGCGCTCGGCCTGGGTGCAGGAGCAGGCCCAGGCAGCCCTGACCGGCTACCGGGGCGCGGAGATCCAGCAGGGCCAGCAGCGGCTCAACCAGTCGGCGCGGCGGATCGCCATCGCGGAGCGCCAGGGCAACGCCCGGATCGCGCTCCAGGCAGCCAACCTGCGCCTGGCCCAGGCTCGTGACCGGCAGTCGGTGCGGCAGGCCCTGATCCAGGGCCAGCGGATCGACTCATCGGCCTCTCATGCAGCCGGGTACCTGATCGACCGTAACGGCGACCCGATCCTGGGCAAGGGCGGCAATCGGATCCCGGTGCACACCAGCAGCGGTGGCGGGGCCAAGGGTGTCAACACCGGCCCAGGCTCGACGGCCTGGAAGGAGGCCTACCGCTACGCCCACTCCAACTACCTGCCCCAGTACATCACACCTCCCTCGGGCAACACCCCCGGCGTGCTTGACCCGACGTGGTCGCAGCCCAAGTTCCCGAGGATGCAGAGCTACCTGATGCAGGCCTACGGCCTCAACCGGGCGCAGGCCCGCAAGCTGCTGGTAGGCCTCGGGATCAAGCCCAACGGCAAGCGGCCCTAAGATGCCGACCTTCGTCGGTAGCCCACAGGGGAAGCTGAACGCTCCCGTGCGGGTGAGGCAGCCGCGGATCCCGCCCATGCGCACGACCCCGCATCCGACCCCGCAGCAGCGGGGTCTTTCGCTCGCGCCCGGATTCGCGCCTCACTTCCCCACCAGGCCGAGGCCGCTGGGCGGGCAGGCCTGGGCGCAGATGCGCCTGCAGCAGATGCGGGCTGCGCACGCGGCCCGCCAGGCCAGCTATCGCAACTTCGCCCTGCAGTCGCTGGCCCACGAGGGCACGACGGTGCTTCGCCACCCGACGATCCAGCAGCCGGGCCTGATCCGCCAGAACGGCCAGTTCTACAACACTCACTTGGTCATGACCAGGGCGGGGCGGCAGATCGTCGTCGACCGGGGACCCAGCGCTGTCGACCGCTTCCTCGGCGGCGTCGGCCATGTGCTCGGTCACGCTGCCCACCAGCTCTACGAGATGTCCCCGGCACCGGGGGCGTTCGGGGCCTTCCGGCATCCGAGCGAGTTCGTCGGCGGCAGGCAGGCCCAGGTCGAGGCTCAGAATCGCAGGAGCCAGGCTGCCTTCCGCGGCGTTTCCGAGTTCGCCGTCCCGGCCATTGCGAAGCCGCTGGAAGGTAAGCCGGTCGGCGGCTGGGACATCGCCAACACCGCCCTGATGCTGGGTGCCGGTCCGCTCAGGCTGGCGGGCGCGGGCGTCGAGACCGGTCGTGCCGCCCTGGCCCTCAGGGGCGTGCGTGCAGCCTCTCTGGAGGAGCGTGCGGCTCGGGCGGGTATCGCGCTGCCCGCGGGCGTCCGAGGCCTTCAGGAGGCTCCTCAGGCCCTTCCACGGCTATATCAGACCCGCGAGGCGCTCGCGGCTGGCACTCGCGCCTACCGCGAGAACGTGGGCGTGCTGCGGCCTGCCGCCCGTCGAGCCGGTCTGAGCAAGGAGCTGCTCACCCCGCAGGGCCGCGCCTTCGCGGCCAGCCCGGTGCGGCGCTCGATCTTCCAGCGCCTCGACGAGCAGGCAGCAGCGGGTGAGATCACCCGTGCCAGGGCGAGGGCGGAGAAGCAGGCCTTCGACCAGACGATGATCAACGGGGCCAAGCAGGCCGGGATCAAGCCCCGCGACTTCATCAAGACGCTCTACCCGCACGAGGTCGACGCCCAGGGTCGCATGATCACGCCCGAGGACCACGCGCTCTTCCAGACGACCGGCGGGGCGGGGAAGCTGGCCGCGCTGCCGGACAAGATCGACGCCAAGGCCATTGCCGACAAGATCATCGCGGAGCACGGGCTGAAGAACCTGCCTGCGGACCTGAATACCAGGGCCAAGCTGGAGCGGATGATCAAGCGGGTCTACGAGCACGTCAAGGAGGGCAACGGCCACCAGGACTGGTACAAGCGCAGCGCCGCCCTGACCAAGGAGATCGCCGCTTCGATCGGGATCACGCCGCAGGAGCTGCAGGCCTCGCGGGCGGTCGCCTCCCAGCTCTCGACGCCGACCGACGAGGTGCGCAAGGCGATCCAGCTCGTGCGCCAGGCGCGGGGCGAGGTACACCTGCTGCCGCCGCACCCCGAGACGGGCGAGCCGTGGACCTACGCGGGCCTGACCAGGCCGAAGGGCGTGGCCAAGGAGGACTTCCTCGGCTCCCACCAGCAGCTCAAGGTCAACGACATCCTCGCGGGCAAGCCCTGGGAAGGGCCGAAGATCAACTCCTACGACGCCAACCATCTGGAGCACCTGGACAAGCGGGCCTACAACAAGCTCTACCCCAAGGGCACGCCGCAGCCGGTCACGATCGACACCCACATGACCCGGATGATGGCCCCCTCGCTGGGCGACGTGCCCGATCAGCACTACCAGGCGCTGGCCAACGTGATCAGGCACATGAGCGACCAGCTCCCGCTCACTCCGGCCGAGACACAGGCTGCGGCCTGGGTGCCGTTCAAGGCCCGTAACGAGGCCTACCGGGCCTACATGCGCTCCAGGCTGGAGGCTCCCCGCGACTGGCGCAACTACATGTCGACGGCCACCGACGCGGGCGAGCGGGCCAGGGCGATGTACGGCCCCGAGGGCGACAACGTCTTCTTCCAGCGGGCCGACAAGCACGCCGCCCACACCTTCGACTCGACCGTCGGCCAGGTGCACTCCGAGATCCGGC